TATCCTCCTACCGTTACTTGGGCTAATGCCGAGAGCTACGAGGGAACGATAGATACAGGCCTCTATGACATGATCCCGGTATCGGCTAACAATATTAAAAGCTCTACGCTAGTAGATCAGATAGCGCGTAGTGCCTTGGGGCAAATATATGAGACGGCATATGGCTTAATAAATTATGACGATGCCGATCATCGCAGTAATTACGTTGCAGCTAATGGCTCTAAGGAGTTTAGCGGCCTGTATGCAACTCCTAGCACCATCCGCTCACAGCTACAGATAGCCAAGATCCGTAACTCAGAGATCGCTAACTACGGCACGGCTTACGGCTCGACCTACGAGCTATCCGATGCTGCCTCTATTGCTAACTATGGCCTATTCCAATATCGCTATGAGTCCAACGTAAAAAACCTTGCAGACATTACAGATATTGTAACTAGAGACTTAGCACTTAGAGCTGTACCTCGTAATCAATTTGGCGCTATTACTTACCGATTAGATAACTCATCTATGCCGGATGCTCTACGCGATGAATTAATCGCTGTGTTTTTTGGTGAGCCTGTGGTTGTAACTAATCTGCCTGAGAATATGTTTAATGGTTACTTTGATGGGTTTATTGAGAATATAACTATGAACAGCACTCCGGCGTATGTAGATCTGACTTTGTATTTATCGCCTCTTGATTTCTCTCTTGTAGCCCCTACTTGGGAGACAGTAATACCTAACAATATAATATGGAGTGGTGTAAACGCATCCCTCCCATGGAGTAAAGCGATTGGAGTATTAAACTAATGGCAACTACAACGCCTAATTTTGGATGGCCAGTACCTACGTCCACGGATTTAGTTAAAAATGGTGCTACAGCTATCGAGGCGCTTGGCGATGCTATTGATGCTTCACTAGTTGATCTCGAAGGTGGTACGACTGGTCAGGTACTAGCCAAGGCTTCCAATGCTGATATGGATTTTGCTTGGGTTGCACAGGATGACAGCAACGCGATCCAAAACTCTATAGTCGATGCTAAAGGAGATTTGATCTCAGCTACGGCTAACGACACACCGGCTCGCTTAGCGGTTGGATCTAACGGCGAGACACTTGTAGCAGATAGTTCCACTTCAACAGGCTTGCGCTATACGGCAAACTTTGCTGCTGGTAAAAATAAAATTATTAACGGTGATTTTAGAATAAATCAAAGAAACTTTACAAGCAATACAACGACAGGCACTTTTAACTTTGACCGATTTAGGCAAGTTAATTCAGGTGGTACAACTACACTAACTCCACAAACTTTTACTGTTGGAACTGCACCTGTATCTGGTTACGAAGCAATTAATTTTTTGCAGATTGTGACCGCTTCTCAATCTGGTGTTAATGATTATGCTGGATTTAATCAACCAATCGAAGATGTCCGTGCCTTTGCTGGTCAGACTGTAACTATGTCGTTTTGGGCAAAAGCCAGCACAGGAACTCCGACAATCGGTGTTTCTATGTATCAGGATTTTGGTACAGGTGGTTCATCTGGAATTGCAACTTCACCAGCAACTCAAACAATTACTACGAGTTGGGTTAGATATTCCTTTACCGTTGCAGTTCCTTCTATTTCTGGTAAGACAATCGGTACTGGAAGCAATCTTGCTCCACACATTTTCACTTCAGTAGGAACTGGAATTTCTTCCTCAGGATTTCCAGCAGTAGGTATTCAAAACATAACTGCTCAATTTTGGGGCGTTCAGGTTGAAGCAGGTTCGGTTGCAACCGCTTTCCAAACTGCAACAGGAACAATCCAAGGAGAATTAGCCGCTTGTCAAAGGTATTTTAACCAAAACACAATGGAGTCAGGTCACACAGGCGAAGTAACTTTGGCTGTAGGTTCTCAATCAAACACAACTTCGTCAAACATTTGCTACGCGTTTCCTGTGCAAATGCGAACTGAGCCAACAGTAACTATGACTGGCTTACAAATGTCCGATCAGGCAGGTTTTAGCACAGCCGCAACTCTTTCCTCTACTTCAGGGGGCGTTCAAACAATTCTAATACGCACAACAATGGCTGCTAATGGTGCTCAATACAGACCTATCTTCTTAATCTTTCCAAATGCTTTTACAACTGCCTATTTACGATTGGATGCAGAACTATGAGATACCAAGAAGCCATTAGTGAAAAAACAGGTGAAGTTCTATCAATTTTGCGTTTTAATGATGATGGGTCAATTTCATCTATTCCATTAAACCCAGCCAACTCAGACTATCAACGCTATCTAAATCCTGAAGCGGAACAATCCACACCGAGCGTTACTCGTGGAGACTAGCTATAACGGCTACCCGGCATCTAAAGATCCGGAAGCTATAAAAATAAAGTCCTACCCTGTAAGGGGTACGGATCGTAAGCTAAGGTGCGCCGAGAGTGTTGGGCCTCTCTTGGCGGCCTTTGCTGCCGAGTTTCATGAGCTGATCGAGCCAATCGATGAGGGAACCTTTGACGACTGGGGATATGCCTACAGGATGGTGAGAGGCAATCCGACAAAGCTCTCATGTCACTCATCCGGGACAGCTATCGATCTAAATGCGACAAAGCATCCACTAGGAAAATACGACACTTTCCCAGCTGAAAAAGTACCTATGATCCGAGCACTTGCTAAAAAGTACGGCCTCAAATGGGGCGGCGACTTTAAGACGAGGCCGGATGATATGCACTTTGAGGTTGAGATAAACGCGATCAAAGCACAACAACTAACTACTAAATTAGGGCTAGATGGAGTAACAAAATGAGTGATATTCAGCAAGCTAATATCCCTGCAAGCACAGTAACGCTTTTGGCCTCAGCTGCAAGAACGACAACAGCGGCAGGTACAGCCGTTACAGGCTTTGCAGCTGCACGGCAATTAGTTTTACAATTAAATGTAACGGCAGCTAGTGGCACCCTGCCATCTCTTAGCGTAGCTGTGCAAGACACGGTAGACGGTACTAACTACAACACTATCGCAACCTTTGCTACAGCAAGCGGAGTGACAAGAGAAGTAATCCGTCTTACAAGTGCTTTCACAGATAACCTTAGAGTCGTCTACGTAATTGAAGGTACTACCCCATCATTTACGTTTAACGTAATTACATGGGCGGACTCAAATTAACGCGCAATTTAAGGCCGCTGGCCTCTCTTACTTAAGAGCAGCTTTAAGCTGTGTAGGAGCTTTGTACATATCAGGTATTACGGATCCTAAGGCGTTAGCTAATGCGTTTATCGCTGGGCTAATTGGGCCACTACTAAAGGCGCTACAACCATCCGAAGGTCAGTTTGGCGTAAAGAAGTAATGGAACAGGCTCAGCTCGCAGTCGGTATAGCTTTGGGGAGCTTTACCATTTTGGGGCTGTGGGCTGGGCTTATCCGTAAAATGGTCAAGTACTACCTATCAGAGCTAAAGCCTGACGGCAACGGCGGCCATAATCTGCACGGCCGTGTTTCTAGAATTGAGGAGCGAGTCGATCGTATTTACGAGATTTTGCTCGAGGATAGATTAAGCAGGTAGCGCGTGTCGTATTGCCATTTGTCAGTACTTACCCTCATACTTTTGTTACAACGCTGAGAGGGCTACTCGGTTAGTAGCTTGATCGGCCTTAACAAAGGGCGAAATATGAACAGTTTAGATATATTAATAGGCTTAGGAGCGTGTGCTCTAGGCTTTTTGTTTATGACAGTCGGATATTCGATTGGCTTTAAGCATGGCCACGGTGAGGGCTTTGTACGTGGTCGCGCTATTTCTCAAGCTCTGAAAGATAAGGAGCTAATCTAATGAGTTTTCTAGATAATTATGAGGATGTAAATACTCGCATTAAGCGTTTTCGCCAAGAATTTCCATCAGGCAGATTAGTCGCCACCATCGAGGATATGGATCTAGCTGCCGGCTGGATCTTGATTAAAGCTGAGGCATATCGTGAGTTTGAGGATCACGTGCCAAGTGCTGTTGATTTTGCTTATGGCAACGTAGCTACTCTCACGGCCAATATGCGTAAATGGCTAGTCGAGGACACAACGACCTCAGCTTATGGCCGCTGCATAGGTCTCCTGTCCCCTAGTGATAATTATCAGGGTGGTCGGCCTACACGACAGGACATGGAAAAGGTTGAGACATTACCTGCATCAAAAGATCCATGGGCCACGCCATCGATCACACAGACCGCTCACGAGACTGGCACAACAGCTTTAACTACAGCTGTAGCCGAGATCCAAGGGCAATTAGGCGGCGAGCTTGTAGCCGCTGCCCCACGCTGTCCGCATGGCACGATGATTTGGAAACAAGCTGCAAAGGGCAGCCCTAAGAATTGGGGCGGTTATTTCTGTACGGAAAAGACAAAGGCCACACAATGCCACCCTAACTGGCACGTATTAGCTAGTGACGGCAAGTGGAAGCCTCAGGTGTAACCATGGGCGATCTAATCTTTATTAAAGATGGCTATGCGACGACCATCCACTCCGATGGCGCTGTCACTATTACTCAATCTGATACCTGTGACATATGCCTTAAAAAGGTATCTGTTATAGGTGGACGGACAGTAAGGGACTCAGCTGGGGAAATCATCCAATGGATGTGCGCCGAGTGCAGGGCTTAATGCAAGACCGCGTGATCTTAGATAGAGCTCAAGAGATCACGGCTCACCGCACGGCGCTAGAGCGCGCAGCTGTCATGTCTGAGGAGTGGTTTAGGTTATTTAATCAAAGCCTCAACTATCACGAGATGATCGCACAGCACGCCGAAAGCGTAGGAGCTGAGATAGCTGTAGCTGAGTATTTTGGCGTAAGGGGCTTTATGCCCTCTATTCATACCTTCAAGGATGAAGCCGATGTAAACGTAGCTGAGGCACGCATCGAGGTTAAGCACACTAAGTACGCCAATGGCCACCTCATACTCCAGGAGTCTCAGCGCTCTCGTCCTAATGACGTCTGCATCCTTGTGTGTGGGCGCTCGCCTGTCTATCAGCTACTCGGATGGATACCGGCCCATATGGCCATGACACCTAGGTATAAGCACTCACAACAGGGTAACTATTGGGTCAATCATCGTAATTTGTTTGAGATGAAGTATTTAAGGAGCTCTAATTATGGCGATACACAAATCTAAATGCCGGATCTGTAAACGTATTACGCCTCATGAGGAGCGCATAGTCACAGACAACCTGCCGCCTTACGTTAAAACCCTTCAATGTATTAAATGTGGGGTTATGGGTGTTGTCCTTATGGAGGATATACAAAATGCCGATGTATGAGTTTGAGTGTGTTGAGTGTGGGATTAGGTATGAGGTTGAACAACCTATGAACAATGTAGCTACTCCCCTGTGCTGTACTCAAAACATGAGGCAGATCTACAGCCCACCGGGTATCTCATTTAAGGGATCAGGATGGGGCCACCAATGAAGCTACATGACACGCCCAAGACTCCGCGTAATTGCAAATGGATTTGGATGGCCATGCTACCCTTAGTGTTCTTAAATACTAATACAGCAAATGCAAATACAAATATAGAAAAAGATAAATACCTAATATACATACATCTAAAAGTAATGAAATATAATGAGTTTAGATGTATAGAGAAGTTATGGTCCTTAGAAAACAGGTTATGGGACCCTCATGCCAAGAACCCTAAGAGCTCTGCATATGGGATACCACAGCTACTTAAACTCAAAGAGCGTAACCCTTATGTGCAAATGGATTTAGGATATAAGTACATAGTCCATCGTTATAAGACTCCTTGTAATGCCTTAGCCTTTCATCTTAAGAACAGGTATTACTAATGGTCCATGGTCGTAGAGATCCTAGGCTTACACGTAAGTACAAAGCCCAGCGCCTTATAGTGCTAGCTCGTGATGGTTATGTGTGTACATACTGTGGACAAGATGCCAATACTGTGGATCATATAGTCGCTATCAAAAATGGGGGCGATCCCATCTCGTTAGACAATATGATCTCGTGCTGCTCTCGTTGTAACAGCAAAAAAGGGTCTCGCTCACAGGCCGTTTTTTTAGCTCAAGCGTCTACCCCCCCTGACTTTTCGTCCTGTTTATCCCCGAACATGACCGAAACGGTTCACAAAGGCCCGATGACTGGTAATCTCTAGAAAATGACACTAGAACTGGTAGAAAATAAACCAGCCCTTACGGGGGCTGT